AGTAATAAGAGGTGGTTGCATTTCTTTATGCTGTTTGTTCCTGTTATGGGTCTCTGGACTTCTTCCATCGGTATTATTGGTCTTGCTCTCAATCTTAGGGCTTACGACTTTGTTTCCCAGGAAATCCGTGCCGCAGAAGACCCAGAGTTCGAGACCTTCTACACGAAAAACATCCTTCTGAATGAAGGTCTGCGTGCCTGGATGGCACCAGTTGACCAACCACATGAATCATTTGTATTCCCTGAGGAAGTTCTTCCTAGAGGTAACGCACTCTAAATAAAAACATATCGTCGCCGCTAAAGGTGTTGGCAAAACCCAATTAACCTGGTATACTGAGGGTCTTCGGACCCTCTTTTTTATGGCGCAAGTATTATCTTGTTTTACAATTCCTATACTTGTGGGTTCACTGGACATTGATCTACAAGAACTTAAAGATCATCTGTTGAAATATAAAGATGATCGAATTGATGATAATATTCTTGCAAGTAAGTTTGAAGATAGTGAGTGTCCATATCACCCTCTCGTAGAAGAACTAATTACATCTGTGTGTCATGTTGTTCGACAAACTACAGGATGTGGCCCTCTAGATTGCAATCGTGTTTGGTCTCATATTCATGAGAAGAACATGAGTACAGAATGGCATACTCATGAAACTGATCTTGCAGGTGTCTTCTATGTTTCAACTCCAAAAGATTCTGGTAGTTTAGTGTTCCGTAGGCCAGATCAGGAACCAGTTGTTATTCCACCAGAGGAAGGACTCTTTGTTGTCTTTCCTGGATGGGTTGAACATAAAGTTACAAGAACATATTCAGAAGATCTCAGAATGTCTATCTCTTTCAATTTGAATTATGAATAATCTTCCCTGGAAATACACCGTACCTGATCATCAAAAATATAAATCAGAACTCCTTTATATTATTGACAATTCTCCATCAGATAAACAAACAAACTATTCAGATCATTCTGTAATTACAGATTTTGAATACCACGCAGAGACAAAAGACTATGCGTCTTTCATTTTTAGAGAGGAATATATTGGTGGTTTTATAGAACGTGTCATGGAAGAATACTGTGCTTCTGAAATTAGAATTAGACACTTGTGGTTCCAGAAGTATTCAAAGGGAGGTGGCCATCGATGGCATCCACATCCATCTTCTAACATTTCTTGTGTTTATTTCATTCACCTAGAAGATCCTAGAGATGGTACGGAATTTTTTGATGGAGAAAATATAATTAGACCAGAGGTATCTGAAGGTGATATCATTTGTTTCCCCTCTTTCCTACCACATAGATCTCCTGTGATTAAAGGTGATCGTAAAAAAGTAATCATCAGTATCAACATGGATATTCGTGGTGTGGACATAGATAGAATTCCATGTTAAAGTAGATGCAGATCGGAGATTTTATGAAACGATTTTTGCTTGCCTTGATTCTGGCAGCATCACCAGTGATGGCAGATCCAATTAAGGATGATGAGTACTACTCCATGCACTCTATGGGATGTATGTTACTCCGAGAATGTACTGATCATGTTAAAGAACTTAAAACAGTTTCTGACCTCAACAAACATGACCACTTGGTTGATGTTAATTACGACATTGTTGCTGACGAGTTTAACTCTCTCGTCCGATCACTTAATGCAGTCGGATCTAAAGTTTTTCTAGCAGATGAAAAGTATTTTCCTGTTGGCCATCGGGGTGTTTATCACACTGTGAGTAATAACTTCTTCCTGAATGTTGCTCACATGAAACGTCCTGGAACCATGATGTCAGTGATGCGACATGAAGGATGGCACGCTGCTCAAGATTGTATGGCGGGTAGTATTAAGAACAACTTCATTGCTATTATCATGAATGAAGAAGATGTTCCAAAGATGTATCAGTCGATTGCAAAGAGTGCTTATGCTTCTACTCCTTCAGCAATTCCTTGGGAGAAAGAGGCATACTGGGCAGGTCACACTGAGGGTATGACTGCTGCAGCACTCAAGTCTTGTGCTCGTGGTACTATGTGGACTGATTATGAACCAACCCCCATGACTCGTGAGTGGTTGGAAGAGAATAATTTCATCAAAAAATAAACTCTACTAGATAAAAGTAATGTCTTTCACTGTTTACTCTAAACCTGGTTGTCCATATTGTGAAACAATCAAACGTGTTTTAGTTGGAAAAGATCTTGAGTTTCAGGAATATATTCTTGACGTTGATTTTAATAGAACTCAATTTTATGATGAGTTTGGAGAAGGATCTACGTTCCCTCAGGTCACATATAAAGGACAAAAACTTGGTGGATGTACTGACAGTGTAAAGTATTTGCGTGAACAAGGTGTAATCTAATGAACGAGATGTACAACGATATCGAGAAGGCTATTGACTACGCCTTTGAGGGACAGTTTGTACTTAAGATGTATGACTATCTGAAGGTCTGTAAAGCTAAGAGACCGATGGTAGAACAGTTTATTCATAGTTCTGTTGCAAAAGAACTAATCGATATTGTTGGCGAATTAGAAGGATATCTTGAAGGTGGTTCGGACTATGAACATAAGTTTCTCCGTGAGGCCTATGGACATATTCCGAAACCCCAAGCAAGAAAGATAAAAGTCTATCTTCATGGTATATTGGAAGATGCCCAACAGTATAGTGATGACAAAAAACCTGGACGCAAAAAGGGAACAAAGAATCGTAAAAAGGTTTCTAAATAAACCAGAGAGTTGGAGGATGTATTAGGTTTCCTTTTTGGTAGTCTCTCAGGGTTAGAAAAATGTTAGCAATCGCATTAGTTTTTGGCGTCCTCTTTGCATTTGGAGGAGCAATTCTAGGTTTTATCGCAGGATGGTTTGCGAATGAAAAATACGCAGAGTACATAGAGTTAAAAACGGCACAGGTTGCCACACACCCAGAAATGTATGATACTGAAGGGAATCTAATTACATCACAACTTACCGCACTTAGAGTCGTCCTTGATGAGGACTCATACTATGATGACGAAGACTAATTATGGCCACTAAAACTAAATTACCGCCCAATCCTTTACTGACTGAGGTTCTTGCATACGTTTCCAAACAACGTAGTAAGGCCAAAAAAGTTGAGGCGCTTCAAGAGTATGATACGGACGCTCTGCGTGCTATCTTGATTTGGAACTATGAAGCTGTAAGTATGATCCCCGAGGGTCCCGTTCCATATTCTCCGAACGAGGCTCCCAAAGGGACTGAACATCAACAACTGTCTACGGAGTACAAGAGACTCTATCACTTTGTCAAGGGTGGTAATGATGCTCTCAAGTCTCTTCGTAGAGAGACTATGTTCATTCAACTTCTGGAAGGTCTTCATGCAGATGAGGCTGCACTCATTTGTAAAGTGAAAGATCATCTTCTAGAACAAGACTATAAAATTAACATCGATATCGTTAGAGAAGCATACCCCGATATCAAGTGGGGATGGAGGAAGTGAATTTGACCAATGTACAAGTCGAAGATTTCAAACAAAAATATGGTATCACAGTAATCGCCACTAATGTGAGTGAAGAAGCTGCAAAAGATAAAAGTCTTCCAGTAGACAGTTATCTTCTAACATTAGAAAGTGATGGTGAAGTTTGGAAAGATATTGTAAGAGGTGTTAAAGTAAAAATCTTTGATGCCTATTACGATACGTTCGGCCACTGTATGAAAAATATGGTATACACCGATGGTACAATCTCTGCCAAACTTTGGGGAAACAAAGTGAAAGAAACGAAGAAAAAGAAATGACTGAAGAACCAATTGGTAAAGGTGAATATGGAGACCTCTCTGAACAGGAGGCCTCCACTGGTTCTAGAAGTAAGAACTGGTCTAAGAAAACCGCAGACTTTGGTAGTGGTACAAGTAAAAAAGAACTAGACCAAAGAATCGTTGATGAGATGCGGCAGAACGTAGATCCTGCTGCAATGGAAGCGATCAAAAAAGAATACAAACGACTCAAGAAGTATTCAAAATCTAATCTCTTCACCATTCAGAAACTGAGTGGTAAGAAAACAATCATCGATCAACTGATTGATGAATATAAAGAAAATAAGTAATTGTATCGCAAGTTACACAACTGCTTGCCTATATAATTCATAGGGTATACAATACCTGTACGTTCATCCATGTTAGCAACCCTGCTGGCATTGACCTTAGCCAATCATGATTCGTCACCCTATGGGTGGCACATGTCTTGTGAAAGGTTCCTACAACTCAGAATTGAGACGGCGATGAGAGACGACATCGATCAACGATCGAAGTACCAACTCATTCAATATTTCAAGTCGAAAGTTGAAGGTCAGTGTGACGGGTTCTATACATAGGACGCAAGTAAGTCGCGGAACGGAGCGTTCATCCCATGTTTGATTTATTACTCTATGCGGATATTCAATGCACCGATGCTGCTGAAATACTCAGACGCATCGATGCTCATGAGCATATAAGTAATAATATCAAGGTAGAGATTGTTGAAACCTTAAAGGAGGCAACACCTCATTGTCCATGGGACGCAAACGACTAAAGGAACGGGCCTAAAAATCCAACTACTTTAGGAGTCAATCATGAACACCTTACAACTCATCAAAAAGCAGATCAACAAAGCATCTGCTATCCACGATGCACAGATCACTCACACCGCATATCGTGGTGTTAAGTGTGAAGTTCGCAAGCCAGTAGGAGAGTCTCACGGCACCTTCTGTTATCGTGGTCGCGTCTATACCAAGTGAGGTATGGAAATGATGAAGATCAGACTTGAGTATGATCTTCCAGAGTATGATCCAGATAAACATGATCCAGATAAAACATTTGCATTTTTAACTTACCGTGGAGTTCATTATGCAAAATGGGTGAATCTCAAACCATTTGGGAATCAAAACTGGAACGTTAGAGAGGGTTAAGTACCCTCTCTTTTTTTGTACTTTTATGTTTTTTTAACAAATGTTAGTGAATTAACACAAACTTGTCTACATAATACAGAACTACGGAGAATGACCATGAAATGAAACTCCCCTCTTTGATATGATTTAAATTAAGGTGGAGGTCATTATGCATAATTTACTTTCGCATAATCAACTTGCTGGTTGGAAAGAAGCTTTCCGACGATTAAACAAAACCTTAGATCGATCTATGGTAGAATCGGACATTATTAACGATTATTATGATTGTTTGATAGAGTGCGACGACCATCAGGCAACATGTAAACGTATCTGTAGGGAGGTTCTAAGAGATCATCCTGTTGGATGATATAAAACTATTTCACATGGGGAGGGCTAGACCCTCCTTTTTTGTGCATATAATTAGTATATAACTCATAAAGGTCCCTACGGTGTACAGGGAACCACACCTCAACAGAAAATCGGCCGAGTGTGCATTACTCTGGCAAAAGTGGTATGAGTTCAAATATAATCGTCCTGAGGACCCCCTGGCATCGTCTGTGGCTAAGGAGTTGAGGTCCAAGTGGTGTCAGTGTGCGGATGAACTTGGAGAGATGGTTCACGAGACTGTGAGGACTGATCCTCGTTATAAGAATTTGAGAGAACAGACGAATCTTGACAAGAAACCTGATCCTAGATATAATAACTCTGCCAGGGTTCAAGAGGATGAACAAAGCCAAACTTAAAGTTCTTTTGGCCGCTCTCAGAGAGGTCGTCGAAGAACTAGAATCAGAAGTTTACTCTGATACAGAATCTTATATGGAGAAAGATCCATATGGTTCTAGTGATTTAATTTTAGATTATGATGAGATTCTCGGTGATGACGATGGATACCCAGACTGATTGGCGGTACAGTGATGAGAAGATGAAACTGAGACAGCAGGCTCTCTTGATTCTTCTTAACAAATTCGGCGAAGAGTTAAATAGTAGTAACACAAGTAAAGAACCTAATCAAGCCATTTACGAATGTGCTCATGATTGGGTGTCACAAGGTAACA